GTGGAAAGCAATGGATTGAGTACGGAGACGATAACAATTATTTCCAGTACCTTATCGACCGATATAACGGAAGCCCTACCAATAACGCAATCATTAACGGCGTTATCGATATGATTTTCGGCAAGGGTCTGGCTGCAACAGACGCAGCCCAGAAGCCCGACGAGTACGCAATGATGATGGGCTTGTTTACCAAGAACTGCGTTAAGAAGGTTGTTAGCGATTTTAAGATGATGGGCAACGCTGCCTTTCAGGTTATCTACAACCAAGACCATTCAAAGGTTGTGGGCATTGAGCATATTCCAGTTGAAACGCTGCGTGCTGAAAAGTGCAACGAGGAAGGTTTTATCCCTGCTTATTACTACGCAAAGAACTGGGATAGGGTAGCACAACGCAAAGAGGTTCCGGTACGCATTGACGCTTACGGAATGTCCAAGGCGGGTATCGAGATTCTGTACATTAAACCGTACAAAGCAGGATACTACTACTACGCCCCAACGGACTACCAAGGTTCCTTGCCTTATGCCGAGCTGGAGGAAGAGGTAGCGAATTACCATATCAGCAATATCAAGAACGGACTTGCCCCGTCTATGCTGATTAACTTTAATAACGGAACGCCTACCGAAGACGAACAGAGCTTAATCGAAGCACGTATTGCAGATAAGTTTTCGGGTAGTTCGAATGCGGGTCGGTTTATCTTGGCGTTTAACGATAACAAGGAACTCGCAGCAACAATCGAACCCGTACAATTATCCGACGCAAGCGAGCAGTACCAATTCCTTTCCTCGGAATGTACGCAAAAGATTATGGTAGGCCACCGGGTAACAAGCCCGATGCTTTTGGGCATTAAGGATAGCAGCGGACTTGGTAATAACGCCGACGAGTTAAAGACGGCTTCTATCTTGTTTGATAACGTGGTTATTAGACCATTACAAGAGATTATCCTCGATGCAATAGAGCAAGTGCTATCTTTCAACGGGGCGGCCTTAAACATCTATTTTAAGACGTTACAGCCGTTGGAGTTCAAAGAGGAAATTGTTGCCCCTTCCGAGGTGGTAGAGGAATCTACCGGAGTGGAGGATAGCGGTATTGCAATGTCTGCCGACGTGAGCGACGAAGTTCTTAACGGAATGTTCGAGGCGTTGAATGAGTTTGGCGAAGACGAGGACTTGGACGAATGGGAATTGGTAGACGAACGCCCCGTTGACTACGAGCAAGAGGAGTACCTGGATTCTATTTTGCAGTTTGCTAAGAGCGCCAAAGTAAAGACTGGGGAAGCATTCCCAAACGCAAAGTCAGACCAAGATGGTGAAACCAAAGACGGACGTAAGTACAAGATTCGTTACTCCTACGCTCCGGGAACCACCAAGACCAATAGCCGTGAGTTCTGCAAGCTGATGGTAGGCAAAAAGAAGGTCTACCGCAAGGAGGACATTATTCGGATGAAAGACCAGGTGGTAAATGAAGTTTCCAAAAACGGCAAAGGATTCGGGCCTAATGGCGCAGCAACATACGACATCTGGTTATACAAAGGAGGCGCACGTTGTCATCACTTTTGGATGCGGAAAACGTATTTAGCCAAGGCCGAAGGCGTAACTCCAGATGCTAAAAACCCGAATGCAGACGTATCGGTAAACCAAGCTCGTAAGGCAGGCGTGAAGCCAGAGGTGAATAACCCAAAGGTTGCAAAGCGTCCCGTGGATTTGCCGAACCAAGGATTCTTAAAACCTCGTAAATAATGGCCACGGCTCTTTTTATCAAGCGTGAGGATATTGTACGCAATACGGTTATTTCCGGCAACGTAGATACGGATAAGTTTATACAATTTATCAAGATTGCCCAAGAGATTCATATCCAGAATTACACCGGAACCAAGCTGTACGATAAGATTTCCTCGGATATTATCGCTAACACCCTTTCAGGTAATTACCTATCGCTTGTAACGGATTACGTGCAGCCAATGCTTATCCACTTTGCAATGGTTGAGTATTTGCCGTTTGCTGCTTACACAGTTGCTAACGGAGGTGTGTACAAGCATACGAGCGAAAACTCCGTTAACGCAGAGAAAATCGAAATTGATTATTTAGTTGAGAAAGAGCGCACGATAGCAAAATACTACACGGAGCGTTTTATCGACTATATGTCTTTTAACCAATCTTTATTCCCGGAGTACAATGCCAACGTCAACGAAGACATCTACCCAGACCGAGATTCCCGCCCGGCCTCGTGGGTTCTATAAAGTAAAAACCGAGAATCTAATTAAATTAAAAAAGTACCTGGAAAATGGCAAATAGTATCGGTTGGGGTAATATCTACTGCTCCACAAATTGGGGAGACGAGGATTACAATACACGGGCAATAGGTGATGTACCTACTTGCTTTAATAATGCTTACACGTATGCGGATGCGTATGTTGCTCGTGTAGCCGCCGATAGCGGAACGGTAGAAGGGTACGAGTGTTTGGTAAACAAAATTGACGCCTTAAATTTTAACTAATGAGTAGTTTTTACGACGATGCCAGTTTGGTAGTAATTCCAAGCGGCTATAAGACAAGCAAGGTATATGCCGAGAAGCCAACAGATGGCTCAGGGGATTTAGCGTTCACCCGTACAGGGGATACGGCTACTCGTGTAAATTCTGCGGGGCTGATTGAGAAGGTGCGGACTAATTTGTACACATACTCGCAAGCATTTGCAAATGCAGCTTGGTTAACTATTGATACAACAAAGGTCTCAACTTCTGCAACCGACCCAAATGGCGGAACAACCGCAGCAAATGTGACTTGGACTGCTGGAACTGGTAGGTATTTTTACCAAAACGTCGGCACTTCAAACATAGCGACTGTTTCATTTTATGTAAAATCAAATGGAGGAGGAAATAACTTTCGTTTTTTTGCAAATGGAGCAACATCGTTTAGCGCAAATTTAACGGCTACTTCAACTTGGACTCGCTATTCTTTTTCTTTTACTGGTACTGGTGCGGTAGGCGTTGGAATTACAAACGCTTCAGACAATTCAGCTGCTAATTTACTATTTGCCTTTGCCCAGCTCGAAACGGGCGACATAGCAACAGACTACATACCCACCACCACCGCAGCCGTATCAGTTGGCCCAGTTGCTAACGTACCCCGTCTTGACTATTTAGGTAGCACTTGCCCCCGCTTGTTGCTGGAGCCACAGCGGACGAATAGTGCCCTATACTCGGAGCAGTTTAATAATGCGGCTTGGTCTAAAAATCAATCTACAATATCTATAAATTCAGCGACATCGCCAGATGGAAATATGAGCGCAGATAAATTAGTTGAAGATTCATCGAATGCGTTTCACGACATAAACCAATTACCATTTAGCACAACTGGCGGTCAAACTTATACCTTTTCTATATTTGTAAAACCAGATACAAGAAGTAAAATTAGAATAGGGTATGGGGCTCTTGTTAATTTTGACGCATTCGGAGGCGATGTTTTCGCAATTATTGACGTTAGTAATAAAAGCGTAATTTCTTCAGTTTTAAGCCCTACCATTTTATTTTCTGATTTTGAAAATGGATATGTTAGGGTTACTTTCTTAAAACAAGCCACTGGTAGCGGGCAGTTTAATTTAATTTTTGGCTTGGTAAATAACTCAAACGCAGCTTCATATTTAGGTGATGGAAGTAGCGGTTTATTTATTTGGGGCGCACAAGTTGAAGCGGGAGCCTACGCCACCTCTTACATTCCAACGCTTGCAGCATCCGCAACCCGTGGGGCAGACGCAGCCAGTAAGACGGGGATAAGCTCACTAATTGGGCAGACGGAAGGTACTTTGTTTATGGACGTAAATAAAACTTTAAGAACAGACAGCCCCGTGCGTTTGAATATAAGTGACGGGACAGCAAGTAACTGGATATTTATCGGTCTTCAAACAAACAATTCCCCTATTCTATACGTAATAACAGCAGGTGCAAATGTTGTTAATATTGCGGGGGTCGCACTTTCAAATGGACGACATAAAATTGCTGGAGCTTACAAAAACAATGATTTTGTTTTATACGTTGACGGGGTTCAAATTGGCACAGATACAAGCGGTGACGTGGGCGCTACTTCACGCTTTCAATATGGTGGTAATTATTTAGATACCGCTGCCGAATCAGATAGTTTAACAAACCAAATTCTACTATTCAAGACCCGCCTAACCAACGCCGAGATGCAGGAGTTGACTACTTTGTGATATGGCAATAGTGTACCTACATAGGAAACCCGTGGATGGTTCTATTTTTTATGTCGGAATCGGCAATAATAAAAAAAGGGCTTATCACTGCACTGGCAGAAATGCACACTGGACAAATGCCTATAACAAGTATGGGCGTAATGTTCAGATTGTTGCTTCTGATATTTCAAGAGAAGATGCTTGTGAGTTAGAGCAGTTCTTAATTCAAGAAATAGGGATTGAAAATCTTTGCAACAAAACTTTGGGCGGCGATGGGTTTATATCCACACACACCGACGAATCAAGAGCAAGGATGAGCGAAGCTCAAAAGGGCAAATGGCTTGGCAAGAAACGAAGCGAACACTTTTGCCAAAGGGTTAAAGAATCAAAAGTTGGATATAGGCCAACTGATGAAGCAATATTGAATGGTGTTAAGTCAAGAAAAGATAAAGCTATTTTAATCAAGGAACTTACAACTGGCTTTATTGGTAAGATTTGGGAGGTGGCAGAACGCTTTGATGTTCAGAAACAAGCAGTATATGCAAACTATAAACACGACAAACCCATAACAAAGTTCAAGTGGGAGGGTCTTAATTTTGTAAAACTATGAAATTCCGTAAATACCAATTTGCTGACTGGGCAACAGCCAAGCAAGCAATACAAGTAGAAGTAACAACACCAGAAGGCACAGAGCTTGTGTGGAACCAAGACCTCGTTTCCTGCGTGGTAGAAATCGGCCACCTATGTACGCAATGGGGAACCAATGCGGAAGGTATGCCCGTATGCGAGGTAACCGACCCGTTGTATGCCGTAGATATTGTATGGCAGGATACGGCTCTTGCTGCTTACGATGCAGCGTTGGTATGGCCTAATCCCGTAGGAGTAAACTCTTTTGGCTACACTCTGGATACGGAGTACGCCCAAGCGTTTTGCGTAGCGAATCCTGATTCCGAATACTGTCAACCTCCAGCACCATTCGAGATATGAAAACAGATAGTTCAAGTGCCGTAGCAACGTCTTGGAGTTTAGCCGTTGGAGGATTGACGATTGCCGAGGTGCATCAAATAGCAGGGATGCTTGTAATGCTGACCTCTTTTGTGTACACCTTGTGGCGTTGGAATAGGGATATTAAAAATGATAAGTAGAATCTTCCGTAACCCAAAAACTACCGTTATAGGGCTTATCTTAATTTCATTCGGGGGTATCCTCGTTTGGTTTGAGAAAGCGTCGCTAACGGAGTTTAGTGCGTTTATTATGGGTGGGTTTGCGTTAATGATGAGCAAAGATGGCGAAGGAAACAACAAAAATCAAGAAGTCCAAAAGAAAACTCGGACGGCACACAAAAAGCCAGAACAAAAGGGTGACGAGTAAACCGTACCGGGGGCAAGGTCGGTAATTCGGAAAATGTCCGAATTATCCACCATTAACTTGCACTTTGAAGCGTAATGATGCTTAAAAGGGACAAAATGACTACAAATAGTGCGTTTTATTACACGTTATGAAACTATCTGAAAACTTTACACTTGCCGAGCTTACGGACACGAATACCGGGATTGCAAACAATCCAAGCCAGGGAGAAATCAATAACTTAAAGCTGTTGGTACAGAAAGTCCTGCAACCGGTACGGGATAAGTTCGGCGTGATAAACGTAACGAGCGGTTTTCGTTCACCATTAGTAAACTCTGCCGTAGGCGGTAGCGCAACAAGCGACCACGTACACGGTAGAGCTTCGGATATACAATGCGAGGATATGGCGGCTGTATTTAATTACATACGCAAAAAGCTGCCGTTTAAGCAACTCATTTGGGAATTTGGTACGGATACACAACCGAAGTGGATTCACGTTGCCTACGACGTTAATAACAACAAAGGAGAAGTCCTAAAAGCAATTAAGAAAGGTGGAAAAACTAAATATGTCCAATTTTAACGACTGGCTAAATGAACTCGAAGAATTACCCACACCCCCTACTTGCTCTATTGATAATCCTGATTGCGAGTCTTGCTCTGGGTAGTTGCTCGGCGGAGTACCATTTGCGTAAAGCCGTAAAGAAAGGTGCGAATGTTTGGCAAACGAGGTGGGATACCACAATCGTAACCAAGGAAAGAAACCTTTGGGATACGCTC